CACACCTGTAGCGCTTGTATTAATAACCAAATCACCTGGCTGAACTCCGGCTGCTAAAAAATCAGTATTTGTATCAATTAATGTGTTACTACCAGCTAAAGCTGTTGTGGTTGTTCCTGCAACTCTTAGAGTTGGGTATCTGTATAATTTATTGATTAAATAATAGTCATTAGGTAAAAAATAAGCCGAAGGACCTGACAATCCAGAAGGAGCATTTATCGCTCCACCAGCATTAACTAAAGTTAAAAACGCTTGTACCGAAAAAGTGTCAATAACTTCTTCTAATCCTTTTATTATATCTGCATAACCACTGCCTGAGCTACGATTGTTTTCTCTATTTATCCAGTTGTTATACTGATAAAAATAATCTTCAAACATATCAAGTTGAGCTTGTTTTGCGTAAAGATTAAAATCCTGCGGAGAAATATATCCGTAGTTGTTCTTGTTGGCAATAGCCAATACAGTATTTCTTACATCATTTATAGGCATCTTGAAAAACTTTTTACAAAGATAACAAAAAAAAAGAGGCTCTAATTTTTTTAGAGCCCCTCTTAAAAATATAACAATAGTGTTTACGCGAAGGTAAAACTTGTTGCCCACTGAATACCAGCTGTACCGTCTGAATCAACGTAAGGCATAGTAATAGTTATATCTGTCCACTTACTTTCTAAAACTTGTTGAGCAGTTTCTTTAAACTGTGTAGAAAATACATCAAAAGCCGCAGAAGGAGTGTCTCCTAAATTAAACGTAAGTTTTTGATTAGTAGCGCCTCTTTTGTAATGAACAGTTACTTGGCCAGTAGCCGCGTTACCTCTAATTAAAGTAGCATTGTCTACTCTAACTTTTCGGTTAGGACCATCTTTTCTGTCAGATAAAATAAAGAACTCGTCTCCATTTAATAATCCTCCAGCCTTTTCAATAGTCACTGTAGTGTCGCTAATTACATCAGTTATTTTAAAGAATTGGTTAGTTGTTTGATTAACAATCATATCCCCTCCTTTAATATCAGTTAAAAAAGCCGCACCACTTAATTGTCCAGAAAATGCGTTAGCCGCAGCTACCAAACTGTACGCTACTCCTGATCCTTCAAGAGTTGCAGTTGCTGATCCGCTAATACTTAATACAGTATTACTATCTACAGCAGTAACCTTAGCAAAGCTTCTGTTAGCTAAAAAAACATAATCTCCTACATTAGCTGTTGAAGTAAATGTTTCACTACTATCAGTTAATTTTCCTGTTGCCGCTCCATCGGTAGTCCCTGAAACCGCTATAGCTGCTCCTGTTGCAACGGAGCCGCTATATATAGGAATTTGTACGCCTACATACTTTGCCATATCTAAGCTATAGCTATTGCTGAAACCGCCTTCGTAGGAACGTATGCTGCAACCACATTAGTCCACTGTGTTTCTAATGCTAAACTCATAGCATTTTGAAGAGAGTCTCTCATTTCGTAATCCGCAGCTCCAACACTTGCATGAGTGATAGTCGCTGTGTTTCCACTGTTGTAAGTGATAATAGTCTCAGTATCACTTGATCTTGTAATAGCGATTACATCTGAAACGCTAAGAAAGAAATTTGTTTGACCTGTAACAGGTACTGATAAAAATTTGTCCATAGTTAAAAATTTTAATGGGTTAATAAAACGCAAAGATACGAATAACTATGAATCTAATTTAAGTAGCTTTATTAGTCCTTTATAAATTTCTAACCCATCATCACTTTTTAAATAAGACGATACAATATGGTAAGGGTCTTCATTAAAAGGAATAGTTAACATTTTCTTTTTGTTACCAGGTATATTAAAATAAACATCTTTATTTTTATTTCTAAAAGTTAAAAGTTTTTCATCAAAAAACTGTCTAACTTCGTCTTCAAAAGTTAAATCTGGATCTTCTAATACTTCCATAAAAGTTTCAGGCTCAGATTGAGCGAACAATAAAATATCTCTTTTTAATTCTGCTGTTGACATTTTGTTTGCTGTTCCCCCTATTAAAATACGACCAACTGCAATTAACTTTTCTAACGATAGCTCTTTAGCAGCAATTTGTGCATTTAGTTGAGCCTCCATTACTTCAAACTCTTCAGAAGCGTCTCTTTCTTTATTCATCTCTTCAAAAACAGTATTTCTTGAAGGGTGATAATATAAAAACTCTTGTAGTACTTGATTATTTTTTGGAACATGTAAAAACCCGTCTTCAAAAATTATAGGCTCCATTATAGCATTTCCATCTTGCTCATCTATAAAAGGAGATTTTTGATTACGAGCATATCTTAATTGTTTGTTTTCACCAGTCTCTTCATCAAAGTGTAATAAAGGTGATCTTCTGGTGTGATGTGAGGATAACATATAACTCAAAGGAGCTATATCTTTTTTAAGACGATATGTCTTATCTACGAATATTTTTTTTGCTTTTTTCATTTTATTATAATTTAATTAAAGTTAAAAAAAAGGGGGGAGATTAATCCCCCCTCAATTATTTATGCATTATGCATTTTGGAACAAGAAGAAGTTGTTTGCACCTAAAGTACATACAGTTCTTTCTGTTAAGAAGTGAACCTCCATTGCGTCTAAAGAAGAAGTTCTTGCTCCGCCACCTGAACCAGTCATCCAAGTTTTGTAACGTCTGTCTTCAGTTTCAGAAGCTCTGTATCTAACATGTAAGAATGGTCTCTTCGCGTTCTTACCTAAGATCTGGTCATATACTGTAGTAGAACCAGCTGGAACTAAAAGTCCATTGATTCCTCCGCCTACTAAACCACCTCTCATTGTAGGATCGTTTAGGTATTTCCAGTCAGACTTGTAGAAGTCATATCCTCTACGGAATCCTGTGAAACCTAAATTAAGAGCCATTTCTTCATCATTATCAAATAAACCGTATGATGTACCACCCGCTCCGTAAGAGTTTTGAGCAGCTAACATATCGTCCATATCAAATGTGAATTGTCTGTTCATGAAAATAACATTCTCTTCAATAGCACCTTGCTTGTCAAGTCTTTGAATAATTGAATCAAAGTCAGCTAATGTAGTTGGATTACCTCCACCATAAACATTACCTCTTTGAGCTACAACATGGAATACTCCTTCAGAACCACCCTGGCCATCTGTACCAGCAGCGTTACCAAAATGAATAGCCGCACCAGAACCTGACTCAGCAGGAACTGCCTCAACTAAAGCTGTTTCCATATAATCTTCAAATCTTAATCTTGTATCGTGCTCTGACTTTAAGTACCATAAGTAACCATTAGCACCATCTTCTGAAGTGATTTCAATCCATCCAATTTGCGCCATGTCAGAACCAGAAACAGCATACTTATCTTTAATAATAATAGGCTTATTGTCAAAGATGAAGTCATCAGACTCTAAAGTCTCAGCCATCCCTTCAGTTCCTTTCTTAAATTCAGAACCATAAATCCAGATTGTAACTGTAGTGTTTACAGCCATAGCTTGCCCTGCCGCTTCGTAAAAAGAAACAGTTACTACGCCTGTAGTGTAGTTAACATCTGTTACAATTGCTTTATTGCTTAAGTTAGAACCAGCCGTATTATCAGAAATCATAACAGTCTGTCCTATTCTTATTGCAATACCACCGTTACCAGCAGTAGTTGTACCGCCTGGAATAGTTGGGTTTAATACATCGTTTACAGTAAACGTTGCTCCTGAATCAGTACCAGCAGCACTGTCAGCATTAACGTTAGTGTATTTAATGTGTAGTCTACCTTGCTCTGCCCATTTTATCATGTCAGAGTTAGTAGGCATTTCAGCTCCCACCATTCTTAAGAAAGATGAGATTGATCTATTACCATATCTTTCAAACTCTTTTTCATAAGTATCTGGAAGATACTGATTTAAAAAGTCGAAGTTGGTAATGTAGTTTGATTGTAGGGTTACTCGTTCCGCTGATGGAATTAAGTCAAACCCTGGAGTTGCATTTACCGCCATTTTTTTAAATTTTTTAGTTTATACTCTTTTTATACTTTTTATTTTGAGTCCTTTTCCGCTCGTTGTGTCTCCAACTGGACGAATCTTTAATCCGTTTTTACTGAAGGCTTGAGGTTTATTCCTTACCATATCAATGTTTTTTGATTTTTTAGCAACATCATCAATAGCTTCGGACTTTCCTTGCTCATAAAAAAATCTGGCAAATTTTTCAGGATTCATTGCAATTGACATTGCTCTGTGGTATCCTTTAGCATCTTTCATCATTCCAGTCTCTTGATCTAAATACGGTTTTATAAATGTATTATAATCTGACTGTTTGTTTCTGAGTTCAGATGTATCACCAGGTCGGTAGTTATAAGTTTTGTCATTAACAGTAACCTCAAAACCTTTGAAATCACTATTGAAAACCTCATTTGTTTTCTGGACAAACCAATCGTACCTTTTATTCATGGCTTCCTCACGAGTTTTAGACTCCTCTACATAACTTTTATAGCGATTATATTCTTCATTTGCTTCAGAACTAACTCCCGGGCTTGACTCAAGTGGTAGCTTGTATTGTTCTTTCTGCTCATTAAAAAACTTTCTCGCTTTTGAAAGTTCTCTTTTTTTGGCTAACTTGATTTTTTTTACAGCTTTTTCATCATCCAGTTCAGCATCGTATCCAAATTTATCATCCATCAAATCTTGAATATCAATAGCGTCCAAACCTTCTTCTGTAGCCGCGTAGTAATCAGCCAGCACAATGTCTTCGTCTAAGTCATTGTAGTCTTTTTGCAATCGCATAAAGTCTTCAATACCTCGACCCGTTTCTTTTTTATATTTAAAGAACGCTGAAACATCTTCTGGTAAATCTTCATTTGCCTCTCTTTGAGTAAACAAATCATCAACAGATGATATTTCTTTATCATACCTATCCTTAATATATTTAAGAATATCAGTATCTTTTATTCCTTCATCCTGCTTTGGGGGCTCTTGCGTTTCAGCAACAGGCTCCTCTATTTTTTCAGAGCTTGTATCAACTTGCTCTACTTGTTTTTCTTCTTTTGGAGCTGCTTCAAATTTTTCTTCATGTTTATCAAGAAGCTCTTGTTCCAATTCTTGAGTTGATTTTTCTTCAACTCCTTCCACAGCTTTTACCGTGAATTTAGGTTTTTCGTTATTTTCCATTTTATTTAATTTAAATTTTTACAAAGTTAATATATAATTATTATATTATTTTAGCCAATTATCTTGGTTCAAATTCCGCTAAATCAAATCCATCTAAACTATCTTCGTTGGATTCAAATTTTATAGCAGGAAGGTTTCTTTTTCTTTGCTCTATTAGTTTAGACTGTTGAGTGTTTTGCTCGGCTATCCTTCTTGACTTTCCTTCTTCTCTGCTTTTTTCTCTATCGTCCATTTGTTTTTCTTGCATTCCTTTTAACTGCATTTGATAGCTAAATTCTACAGCCATTAGTTGTTGTTTTAAGGCCGCTTCATTTTTTTGTTTCTCTATTTCCATAGCTGCTTCTGCTTGTTGTATTTGCATTTTTGTTTGCATTTCCATTTGCATTTTTTGTTGAGCAGCTTGAGCCGCAGCTTGTTGAGACTGCATTTGCCCTTGTTGTTGCATCTGTTGCTTTTGCATTTCTTGTTGTTGCTGAGCCTCCATCTTCTGCTTTCTTTTCATTTTTAAAACTTGATTAGCCATTTTTAAGTTTTTAACCTCTCGAATATCAATGGCGTCCTCTAAATTAATATCTTGTTTAGATAAAGCCATTTGTATATTAGCCTCTAACTGTTGTTTTTGCTCTTCGTCTGGACTCATTTCTATAAATATACCAAAGTCATATATATATAGATTTTTTATTTCTTCTAATACACCTAAGTTGTATTTACCAACCTGCATAGCAAACTCGTCTTTAAAATCAGCATATTCTAAAACATCTGCAACTCTTAAAGAAAGAGCTTCCGCAATAGTTTTTGTAATAAATAAACTTGACTGTAATATATGTCTGGTTGCGGTATTTGAATTTAACGCGGCTAATTTTTGAACCCCCACCAAAGAATTAGGATCTGGAGTAGATCCGTCTCTTGCTTCGTTTAGTCCTGTTACAGATCTTATCATATCTAAGTAATGATTATAATTACCAATAAGCATTTGCATCTTTGAGCCTCCGCTATTAGCTGTTAATTGAGTAATAGGAACTTTAGCATTATTAAATTCACCGTCTTGAGTGTAACTTCTACCCACAACACTACCTGTTTGAAAATACAATCTTAAAGCATCTTCAGGATTATAAGCATTCCCTGTTCCCAGGTCAACCTCATTCAAACCGTCTGCATCTATAAAGACACCATCTGGAACAACCCTTGCCACAACTTGTTGTAATTTTAAATGAGTTATCTGTATAAGATCGGCAAAAGGTATCATTCTTCTAACTAATGATTCAACAACGCCTTTATACATTCTTGGCGCACAAGCTACATAATTAGGCATAGCATATTGACTTGCGGAATTAGGACGCACCATATTTTTCATCATATCCCATTTTATTATGATGTTTGTTCCCATTACCATCACCCCTTCATACCAAACGTCAATTCTTTTTTCTACTTTTTCAAACTTACCCTCTTCTTGCATTTCTTGAGGCGGGTTAAACTGATCGTCTTTTTCTACAGTTTTAAAACTTCCATCAGTCATTGCTTTTTTCTTATAAACAAAACTGTTTGTAGTTTTATAATTAAAAAACAACAAGGTGCAAGTGTCTTTGTAAAACATACTATTTTCATACATTTGAGCTGTATTATAATAGTTGTACCACGATTGGCTATATTTTGATATTTCTTCTAAATCTTTTTCAGTTAACTCTGGATTGATTTTTAAAACTTCAGTTATAGGAATCGTCTTTAACTCTCCCCAATAAAAACAATCTTTAAAATACGGGTCTTCTGTATAGCTATATACAACATTAGCAGGATCTACATACTCTACTTTTATACCGTCCCCTTCCCTAAAAGTATGTTTACACATTCCAATACCTAAAGTACATATATCGTAATCAACTCTTTTTCGCGTGTCGTTGTAATGATTTTCCTCAAGCATAGTGTTTATTGCAACCTCGTTTGCTATTTCAACAGCCGGCTTATAATTTAACTGCATATACAGTTCCATTTCAGTATCGTTTTCTGGAAGTTGATCGGGGTTTACTTCAAAAACATTTACCCCAAAATCTTGTTCTATTTGCTGGTATAAGTTTTTAGACAACATGTTTTTTTCAACCATACGTTGAAACTGATTTCTTTTTTCGGCTGACAAAGCGTCTTGAGCATAACACTTAACATCAAACAATCTATCTGACATTCCGTTTACCACAATGTCTACAAATTTTGGAATAATAGGAACCGGGGTCCAGTCTAAATTAAGGTAAGATAAATCGCCATCAATAGCTAATTCATTTTTATATTTACCAACAGACTGTTCTCCTCTGGCATATAAACGTAGTTTATGAAACTCTCTAAATTGATCATAGAACCTACACGATAAACCATCTCTTCTAAACCACTCATATTGTATTGCTTGACCTACTTGTAGTCCAAACTCTTTTGTAGCCTTTTTGGAATCAGGTACAAACTGATCTGGAAATGCAGCAGACTTTATATCTATCTGGACTTCTTTCATGTAATTATTTTACTTATAGTACTACTGTTATTGTATTTTGCAAAGTTAATACTTATTTTTGATTTTTGTTTAGATGGTGTATAAAGATGCTTTTGGTTGGCCATAATAGCCAGTCCAGAGCTTATAGCAGCGTCATATTTTGTTCTGTTAGTAATATCAAACTTTGCCCAGTCTTCTAATGTTTTTTGAAAAAACATTGACCCCATGTCTCCAGTTGTTCTAAAATCTCCATTTAAATCTATACCTACATACTTTTCAATATAAGATTCTATTGCTGCTGCGTGAGACTGTTTCACATCTTCCGAAGTATTAGGTATACCTCCTAATTCTCTTTCTGTTTTAGAAAGTTTAGTATAAACTTTGTCAGGTCTATTCATGCTGTAACCTCTGTATCCTCTGTTTTTAAAGTGATATAAAAGTCTGGGCTTGTTGTTTTCTGCCAAGATAGGCATTCCATAAAAAATACAAGCCATTAAAACTTCTTCAAAAAATATTTCAGCAGTCTGAGGTCTTGCAATATATTCTAAAAAAAACTCATTACTTGGAGCTTGATCCATATTAAATTTAGTCAAACCATGCAAAGAACCATTAGACCCCTTACCTACAACAACCCCAGAAATATCATAAGAGTCACAACCAAAAGATCCTAAATGTTCGTTGCCCGGATATTTTAACCCTCTTCTTGTTTCTATGCGGTTTTGTAAATTTTTAGGAGGAGTCCAGCTTACTAAAAATCGCCCTTGTTTATTTGGCGACCATATTACTTTACTATCCTTTATTCCGTTTTCCCAATGAAACGATCCTCTTGTTAAATGATGACTCATAATTAAAGAATCATTATAGTCTATTTGTTGGTATATTTTAGTTAAATTAAATATAGATTGTTTGCTTTCATCTCTAAAGGCATGAGACTCGCTTCTTGGAAATTGTCTATAAAATTCATTCAAAGCATCTGCGTCATGAGTTAAAGAATTTACTTCATTTTCCCAATAATCTAAAGCTCCTATTTTAATATCTTCTCCATCTACCCCAATAACAGGTTGTACTGGGGTTCTAAATACCGGCATGCCATATCTGTCTATATACCCTTCAAAATTCCACTCCATAGGAACAAACAAACAATAAAGACCGCTTTTTGTTTGACCATTAGCGTTTCTTTTGTTAGGAAAAGAATCGTAGTATAAAGACTTAAAATTATTTCCTCCTTTATCTAAAGCATTAGAAGTAGAACCCATCATACACTTTCCTATAACTTTGCTACCTAAACGTAAACAAGTTTTAGTTACCCTCCAGTTATTTAAAATATTATCAGGTTTTTCCCACTTACCACTTTCATCGTGTAATAATAATTGTAGCTTTTCTCCATCATAACTATTGTCACCCGTGTTTTTCCAATCTATTGTGGTGTCTAAACCCTCTAACTCTTCATCAGCTAAAGTGTGCATGTTTTTCTTTGTAATCTTAGAGGCTGGAACTCGGTATGCTAATTCTGTTTTAGGTTTATCCATACCATCTTGAATAGGTTTAAAAAAGAAAGGATAATTATTAGATATAGGCACAACTTTATCTGTAAACATTTTTTTAGCGTCAGAACCTGTTTTAGACAAAATACCTATTCTTGCGTCTTTAGTAATAGTAGCTTTATTTACCCCTTCACATGAGCTCATAAAAGAAAACCCTGAACGTCTTATTTTTAAATAACACATTCCAAAGCTTCTTTTGTCTGCCTTACATGCCTCCCAAAAAATATAAAATATTCTGTTTGCCTCTCTAAAGTCTGGGTGACCTACGTCAATCTTTGTCCATTGTAAATACATATAGTGAGTTCCTGTTATATAAGTAGGGACTCCGTTGTTCATAAAAAACGTACCATATTCTCTTCTATCAAACTCTTTTTCAATGTAGTCTACCCACTTACCTTTAAATTCATCTGGCGTCTCATGCCATTGAAAAATAGATTTTATTCTTTTTAAATCTTTATGTAGTTCAGAAGCCTCCCAATATTGGTCTTCTTTTTTATCAGATCTTTTTATAATGTCTTTTGAATACAAGGGTAGTCCAACTTTTAAACCGTTGATTTCATATATTTCTCCTAATGTTCCGTCTTTTGAAATAATTACAATATCATATTTTTCATTATACCCATAATCCCATGTATGAGCTCTATTTTTATTGCTCAATACATTTTTAGGAATAACATCTTTTATTATTCTATATAAATTATTTTGATCTTGATTCTGCAAATCCTTTTGGTGTTGTGTTTTTCTTTTCTTTAACTGTTCCTTCTAACAATGCTTTTTCACTTTCTATTCTATTTAATATTTCAAAAGCATCAAATATTGCCAACTTCTTTGTGGCTGCTGCGTTTTTTAATCTATCTGCTGCTAACTCATCATCTTTGTCGTATTTTATAATATCTTCTTTAGCAACCTTAATTAACTGTTTTACAGCTTTTTTACCAGCCTCTATAATTTGTAATTTAATTTCTTTACTGTCCATTTTATTTATATTTATAAAACATTACAAAAACCTTTCTACCCTCCTTCCATGACTTGTTAGGATATTTACTGTGAAAATAAGAAGAAGGGTAAGACACCATCCTGTTAAACTCATAACCCACCACAGTACTAAGTCTCCATTTTTCTAAATTATTTGCATCCACATTTATCATTTTATCATACTCCTCATTAGTTATATCTGTAGGTATTTGACCACCATATATATCATGCTCCCATAAAGCGGTGCCATGAAGTTCTTCTTTTTCTCTTGGAGACAAGTATAAAACTAAAGCTCTGTCAGGTTTTTGGCCGTTTATATTTAGGTCAGAGTGTATACGCCAAGAAGTGTCTAACTCATCAGTAGAAACTCTAAAAAAACTTAATATATTTTCTAAATCTCTTACTTCGTATGATATAAGTTTATTTAACATATATTTATTAAACTCTTGCGGAGACTCTTTAATGTAAAAGTTTTTATTTCCACTAACTTGTTTTTTAAAATCTCCATTATTTAAATACTCGTTTACAGAGCTTAAAATATTAGAGTCTATAAAATCATCTACAATATAAATCATAAAATCATAGTTATATTATTAGTAAACATTCTGTAAAGTTTTTCATTATCTACTCTAAACTCATATTCACTGTTTGGGGTAAAAGAAATTTTATCACCTTCTTTTACGCCTTTATTTATTAATTCTTGATTTATATATTTAATTATACCCACTAAAGGCTCTTCTTTTCCTTTGTCTATAAAAAAATCTTCTGCATCAATAGGTTTTACAAAACAGTACTTTCCGTGAGCACTCCACCTGTCTTTTTGTTTGTATAAAAAAAACTGATCGTTATCTACAAAAAACAAATCATCTTTAAAATAACTCTTACCGCTTTTTTCTCTTCCCTTCATATCATTATAATATTTAAAAACATTATGGTGAACAAGAAGAGTGTCTCCTTTTTTTATAGGCCCCTTGTAATTAATGGGTGTTTCTACGACAATAGCAAACCTATTTGAAGAAGACGCATCTTCTTTTGATGTGCTTGTAATTAAATCTATGTTTTCTATATTCTTAATATTGTCATAACGCTTACTATTGTAAGGTTTGACAATAAAACTAAAAGGTGATTTCATTAAAAATTTATATTAAATTCAACTGATACAGGAAGTGTTTTTAAAAGCTCTTTCCAAAGATATACTTCTTCTTCTTTTTGTATCCAGATTTTATAAGATTCTGGCTCTTCTTGTATAAGATGGATTGCGTGACTTCCTCCTAATACATGTTGGCCAACAATGTAATGCATAGCGCCAGATTTATAATCTGCGCCAACTGATATTTTTCTAATGTCCATTTCATTTATATTTAATTTGATGTAAACTTAATATTTACTCTACCCATAAAGCTGTTTGAAAGCTCTGTAGATGGTGGTGTTACGGTGAGATATAACCCTAATCCAGCTGCTAATGTTTCAGATCGTAAAGTCATACCGCAACAGTATATAATTTCTGACGCAACCTCAAAAGTGCAAGTTCCCACTAAAGTCATAGCTGATTCAGGATCGCAAGGATTTCCTGAGTAAATAGCAACAGCATGAACCCCTGTAACTGTTGAAAAATAAGAAATTTGTATCGAACATATTGCTAAATCATCTATCGCAGTTCCGCATGATCCTACGCTGGGATTTTGAAAGAAGAATCCTGCCATGTGGTCGACAGCGGTAAAAGCTGACACCCCAGGCACATTAGGAAGAACGTTGTTTATATTTTCTGTTCCAGTATTAAAACCAGTTTGATCTACTCCAGGGAAAGTATAAGGATTGCCTGTAGCATAAACTCCCGAACCAGCAAATTTTTGAGTTATTACTAAACTGTCTGTAGTTGTAGAGGCGGTTGGTGTTACCCAAGTTCCGTCTCCTCTCAAGAATGTTGTAGCACTACCTCCTGTTGGAACATGTCCAACATTAGTAGTTCCAGCATAAGCGTTAGAAGCTACTGTTACTGCTCCTGTAGTAGGGGTTATAGTTAATGGGTTTCCACTTGATGTTCCTGAAGCGGCCGTTGATACACTTGTTACCGCTCCTGATGCTGGAGATCCCCAAGCCCATCCTCCTGTTCCGTCTGCTACTATTACATTAGAAGCTGCTCCTGTAGATCCGGTACTATCTTGTATAGCTGTAAATACGCCTGTATAGGCGGTTATAGAATTTGAGGCTCCTGTTAGTGTTATGCTGTTTGCAGCTGTATTTCCTTGAGCTAAAACAGAGCTTAAATTTTGTAAAGAAACGGTGCCCCAACTACCATTTCCTTGTAAGAAAGTGCCCGCAGTTCCTCCTGCCGGAACGTGCCCTACGTTAGATCCTCCAGCATAAGCATTAAACTGAATATTCACATTTCCTGTTGTAGGAGATATAGTTGCTGGTGTTCCTGTAGAAGTTCCTAAAGATTCGGTTACAGATGTAACCCCAGCCGATGACGACCATTGAACACCTGTGCCTGTTGAGATTAAAACTTGTCCGGTGGTACCAACTGAACCACCAGCATATAAGGTTCCTGTTAAAGATATTCCTGCTGTACTTAATGTTGTTCCGTTTGCTGAAAATGTGTTGTTTCCGCTAAAAGTATTTGTTCCAGCCGAAACTATATTTGAGGTTGCGTCTAATGATAAAGGAGATGTAGCGGTCAGTTGTATTCCTACTCCATTTGCTGTATTACCCACTGTTAAAACTTGTTGTAAGTTAGGCGTAGATGGCACAGGAAGTGTTCCCCATACAGGGTAACCTGTAGCTCCCACCGTCAGTACAGCTCCTGTTGTTCCGGTTGATCCAGTGCTATCATTTAATGTAGTGGATGCTCCAAAATTTAAAGTAGTTCCTAAATTAACATCGCCCCCAAAAGTACTAACTACAGATGAGTCCGTTGTTAATGTAGACCCTGTGGTTAAAGATATACCTCCCCCCGCAGCTTCAACTGTAAAGAGAGCTCCTGTCATAGTTGCGGCAACACTTGACTGGGGGTCAACTATCAGCGTGTCCTCCCAACCTTGTGTTGATGAAGTAATTGTAGTCCATGTAGCACAAGAGCCAGATCCTTGTGATGTTAAAACTTGACCAGCCGCACCATAACTTCCTCCTAACTTTATTTGACATAAATCTATAAATCCAGTGTTTGCACCTCCAAGTAAAAGAATACTTCCTGTAAGCTGCATTGTCTGAGTGGCTGAATTACCTGTATCTAAAACAGATTGCAATCCCTGTAAGGTTGATGAAGTAGTTAAAGAACTTATTTTAAAAGTAACTGTATTGTTTTCATTACTAACATCAGTTCCTATTAATAAATCTTCCGCAGTCGGTGTGACTGTAGGGTAGACGGTGGTGTTTTCTATTTTTGCCATAATTATGCGCTTACAATTCTATATAATATATCAATATCTAAAGTTCCATCTCCTAATGTTGGGTTTGCTGTAGCGTTTAAAAACAATATATCATTGTTTGGTAAGGTCTTAGGATTGTCGGGTATCTGTCCTGCAACATCTTGTCCATTAACAGTAATTTTATTGGCTGCTACAGCGTTTAAATTTGGTGCAACACACCAACGACTCTGAGGATCGTTGCCCCCAATGTCTATGAAAAAACGATTATTAGCAGTATAAGGCGTGGTTCCAAAGTTATACTTAAATAAAACGCTTATAGGAACAATAAAATGGCCTACAACACCAGGTATAATAGTAACAGGATTAGTATTGCAGCTTAATATTTCTGCTGAAGTTACAGTCCTTCTAATTGTTTTGTTTCCAAAAAAAGATTGAAAGTCTGAAACCTTTGAGGTTTTTGTTTTATCATTATCTGTAACATCTGTTAAAACTACAAAATCATCAGCTGTAGGAATAACATTAGGATATGCGCTTGTATTATTTATTTTCGCCATTAGGTTCTTTTTCTTTTATTTCTCCAGTTTCCAAACTAATTACAGCGTCCTTTCCGTAGGTCTCCATTAAAGAAGCTTCTAAAGATTGAAACTGAGCTTTAATTTGATCTACTCTTAAACATAAAGAATGCTTTTGTAAAGCTAAGTCTCCTAACTGTGTTTTAACTTGGTTAAACTCAGTGTTTAATTCTTGAAGAGATTTTAACTCCTCGTCTTTAATCTTTTTCATTGTATTTTATTTTATTAAGTTAACAATGCAAAGATAATAAAACTTAAGGAATGTATTTTACTTTCCTTGACCCCTATAAAGTTTACGATAATGTTTGCTGGATTTTAAAGAACTGGTTTTTGTTTTAGAATGAACCCCTGGTCTTTTCTTTTGTTTGTTTCCTTTAAAAATGTATGAATTTAATTTAGCCATTATTTTTTTACTTTTTCAAATGATCTTCCTCCAAAATAAGCTCCAATTACAGTTATTAAAACTAATTGCAAAAGATCTGTCCATTTTTCTTCTACATGAAATTTAATAGAGCCAGCGTCTATAAATATCATCAAAACAGTACATACAACTAAAAATATTAACACCATAGGTCTAACATTTTTACTCAACCAAGAATCGCTTGTCATGTCGCTTTTCCATCTTTCACTAACTTGTTTCTGTATTTCAGCCTCAGCTTCAATAACAACTTTTTTCATTTCCATTTCAAAAGCTGCTTTTTCTTCTTTTGTTTGAATAAATTTATCTGCTATTTCAGCGGCTTTGCCTGCAAAATCTAAAGCTCCTTTTCCTAATATTTTATTTAATATACTCATGATTTTTTTCTTATGTATTCTAATATTATATCTATTTTATTTTTTATCTCTTGCATATTTTCTGCATTCTTTTCGTGATGCTTTGAAAATGTATTCTTTACCTCGTGAATGCTAAAAAAGAAAAATCTATACAAGGCGTAAAGTGCGCCAAGTAATAATACCAATGGTAATCCGTAACCTTCTATTAATTTTAAAATATCTTCCATTAGTATTTTCCTCTTCTACTTTTTGGACTGGATTTTGTAGACCCTCCTTTGCCTGCCCATAAATGTTTACACGCCCAATATCGAGCGGTTAGTTTTGATTTTGCTGTTCCACACTTGTGTCTTGCTCGAAAACTTTTCCTTGCAGCTGCTGAGTAATTATGTCCATATCCTTTTGCTCCAAAGTGTATAAGCTTTTCTTTTCCCCCTTCACAAGCTTTGACCATCTTTTTTTTACCCCTTTTATAAGAAGGTCTAACTTTATTGCACGCCATGTTTTTTTTATTAACCATAACATTATGCGTTTTTTTGTTCTCTTAAAGCTTTAAAGTCAGCACCAGTTATTTCATTATAAGGATGTGCTGCCCTTGCTATTTTTTTTTGTTTTTCAGTTAGTTTTTTTATATCCTTATTTCTCATAGGGATTTTATCCATATCTTGTTTACTCATTTTTTTCATGACCTTACTTTTGCTTTTTTAGTATTACTTACAAATTGTTTTCCTTTTCTTCCAAATCTTTTTTTCTTTTTAGCTGTTTTAGCTCTTTCTTCTTTTGATAAACTTTTAGCTTTTGCTAAAGGTAAACATCTATCTGGGTTCTTTTTGTTTTTACTTGTACCACACGGCCCCTTTATTTCTCCATCAGTACCAATACGAACCCATTTTTCATCCAACCATTTTTTTAATTCACCAGCCATTACTTTTTCTTTTTAGGCTTAGGCTTCATTGTTTTTATCATTTTTTCAATTTTAGCAGCTTGTTGAGCGTGCATTTTTGAAGCGCCTTTTAGTTGTTTTACAACTTCTTTTATTTGTTTTAAATTCATTTCTTTTTTCTTTTAGATGATTTTGCGTAATTAGGATCTTTACAATATTTACTCGCAGCTAAATTTGCATAAGCTGACGGATATTTATCAAAAGTTCTTTTTGCCCAAGCTATACCTGCTGGACATATTTTGTTTCCTTTCTTTTTTGTTCTTCCTCTTTTTGCCATATTAATATAACCATATTGCGTCAGACTTACTTGGGTCGTTGTCCACATGTATAAAGGATTTTGCAATCCCCAATCTTGTATAACCAACCTTAATTAAAGCCTTGACTATTTTAATTCTTTTTTCTGACGAAGAACAGGCTATATCAGCTGCGCATCCACTTAGATGAGAACTGTTTTTGGAGGCCTTGTATCCTCTTTTTAATAAATCTTTATTGTAAGCGTCAGTACGAAATCCTGATGTTATTTTGAAAGGAATGCCTGCTTCCTCACGAGCTAAATCAAGCATTTTTAAAAACTCATGCTGCATGTGTTTTCCAGAACCAGGTTCGTCTGGAGAATCAAACTCTGTTAAATCAAAATACTTATATTTCATCTTTTCTCACTTTAGCAAACTTATATATCGTAAAGGCGATTGCTAATAGAAGAGAGATGAATTGAAGGATTTCGTTACATTGAGACAAGCTTAATCCTAAAGCTCCTCCGTTAGCAGCTAACACTTCGGCAGTGTCTTTGATCGCTGGTTTCATAGTTTATTTTTTTATTATATATTTATAAGGGTGCTGGCCCCATGTTGTAGTAACTGTCCAATTCATGATTACAAAGATAATATAAATATTTTATTCTTCTTGTACCCAACCATTTACAGGGTTGATGGTAAGATCCAGTAATTCTTGATTAGTATAATGAACCTCTCCCTCTGCTATTGAAGGTATTTTATTTGCTGGAAATCCTATGATAAAAAGCGTTTGGTCGACATTTTTTCTAACTGTTAAATCAGAGTCTTCTGTAACCTCATTGTAGTTTACATCATTTAAAAGTGATATGTCTAATATAGAAAATAACATTATGGGACGTCTGTAGTAATATCTGTGTCTGCTTGGTTAACCATATTCACATCAAGAGATCCAACAGTGTCCGCAATAGTAGGGTATGAAGGCTGACCTAAAGGGTCTCCCATTCTCCACCAATGTTGTAAATTAGCGGATGTAGATAGAGTTGAAAGATCGTTTGGTGCTCCGGAGTTATATATTTCTGTAACTTCAGCGTTGCTTAAATATTTGTTATAGATTGCAAATTCATCCATGTGCCCCCTAAATCCAAAGCTACCTACATTTCTTCCAAAATAAGTATGGCCAGTATCATCAAAGGTTGTAGAAATACTTTGATTTTTATTATTAATATTTACCCCGTTTGTTACATATCCAACATTCAAACTTGATGAAGCTCTATTTACTCTATAAACAATATGAGCCCATTGTCCCGCTACTAATCCATTACCAGGTGATGAAAACCCGTCAGACCAAGGTCCGCTAAACTGTAGATTTCCAGAAGATTGTATAAACATTTGTGTTTGTTGAGTTCCGCCCGCTCCAAACGCCCATAGTCTTTGATTTCCAGATGTAATTGAAGCTGGTTTTATCCAAAAAGAAACACTCCAATCTCCTGTTCCTCCGGTTCCTAATAGAGGAGCTGTGTTTAATAGTCTAAGAGATTGGTCTACTCCATTAAACATTACTGAATAAAGATTTTCAAAAGATGGTGGTGGTGTGGAAGAACCCACTTTGTTTTTAAAAACTAACCCCGCTATGCCAGCTCCAATTCCTGTAGGCATCTTACCAAAGTGCTATTATGTTAGTAGCCACTGAAGAATTATCTACACGAACCACTTGTGTTGGTAGAAAAGAAGCGTTAGCTACGTTTTTAAATGTAACTTCAGTAACAGTAGCTGGTGGAACATCTTTATCAGTAGCCATTTGTACTGTAAGATCTCCAGCTGTACCCACATATAATATACATCCATTTGTAGGACGATTGTAAATTACAAAGTTTTCAGCGTTTGCCATGATGTCTACCGACAAACTTAAAGTAGTGTCACTATCTATAGCTGTAACATAAGCAGCTGTATTGTCTGTTGTGTTGTATACAATTGCGTTTATTTGGATTCCATCCGAAAGAAAAGTAGCTGTACCAACTACCAATTTATCTGCTGTGGTAGCAGTTGTGGTTCCTGATAAAACCTTGCTTGAAGGGTCAGGTATCATAACCGTTGCGCTTGGTGCAACCTTTAATCCTGATCCTACTTGTAATTTTTGATATGCCATTTTTTTATTTTTTATTTGTCATAAGGAAACATTCTATTAAGAGTGTCTCTTCTTTTATTGCATCCGCAGTCTTTATTTGTTTTTTCAGCAACATAATCAACTACTTTTTTTATTCCTGTAGCTTTAGTAAATTTTTCTACCGTATCTCCTAATCCTCTGGATCTTGATATTCCAGCGCTTCTGGATTTTAAACGAGCAGGCAAATCACTAATCTTTGTTCTTCTCATTTGATTTTATTTTTTACAAGTGCAAATGTTTTGTGGACAAGAAGTAACATTAAAAGTAATCTTGTCTAATAGCCAGTTCCATTTGCATTTTAATTTACATGTTAGGCTTGATATTTCATTACCTAACCATACTAATAATTTTCCCATAATAATTTATTTTTTCATTCTGCACCCGAAGTTTTTTGCGTAGTTAGCCATCTTTACAACTTTTGTAGAGTACTTATCTTTCCTCTTCATAACTGCATCGGCAGCGCTACACGCGTCTTCGAATCCGTTCTTTTTTGCCCAAGATGTAAATTTACCTTGGTCTTCTTTTTTAATTTCTGGAAAGTCTTTTTTAGTTCTTCCTTTTTTAGCCATTACTTTCTAATTAAAGAACCGATCTTTCCTTTTACACTTTTAGGATAGTGCTTATCCATATTGTGGTCTCCAGAGTAAGCATGACCTGTCATCTTTTTAGCCATTCCTTTTGACTCATCTCTACGATCTTTCATAGACTGAGAGTGTTTACCTTTGTGTTTTCCACCTATAGACTCATCAAGTCTGTCGTTATAACCTTGTTTCATTTTTTTTATTTTAATAGTTAGACTTCATTTTTTTTTCCATTCCGTATCCCGGATTATCTTTTTTCTTGCCGCCCATAGTTTTTGCAAACTCAGCAGCTTGTGCTTTTCCTATTGCATTGTATGGGAAAGTTTTCTTTTTCATCTTACCCGTATCTCCGCACTTGTAACTTACTGTTGGCATAATTTTAATTTTTTACAAATATACTAATTATTTTTTTCAAACTCTTTAGCTTGCTCGTAAGACAAGTTTCTGGTATAATCATAATAATACTTACTATGTCTAATTGAATCTTCCGCTGAATCTTTTTGCAAAAGAGTCTTTACGGGCTCTGCTGTACCTACGAGTTCTTTGTCTTTTACTTCTGCTAATACTTTTTTCTTTTCTTTTTTCATTAGACTCTAACTTTCTTTTTAAAGTAGCTTCATTTTTTTTCTTTCTTTCCTCTAACCTTTTCTTTGCTGCTTTAGATTTTTCTGCCGCTTTTGCCTCTCTATCGACTTTTTTTGCTACACTTTTATCAAACTGTTCTTTAGCTTTAGATTGATTCTTAGAACCTTTATCAGTTCCTTTAGTTTTAGTGGCCTTTTTTTGTGTCTTCTCTACTTTCTTAGCTTCTCTCTTAAGCTTTCTCTCTGTTGTCTTTTTAATTCTTTCTTGAGTTCTTTTTTCTCTTTCAACAGCCCTTTTATCTCTTTTTTCTTTTCTTTCTTTAGCTTTCTTATCTCTCTTCTCTTTTTTTAGTTTAGCCTTTTCTGCTTTTTCTTTTTGTATTCTGTCAGCTTTTTGCTTTTTAATAGAAGCCCTTCTTGCGGCAACAGAGTCTGTGTCTTTTCCATAACGAATAGAGTGGCCTCGTTTTGAAGTAAAAGATTCTTTAACAGCTCTTTTTTGCGTGTCCTTTATTACTACCTTTTTAGTAGACTTTTTAGGTGTAGTCTTTCTACTTTTTTTTACTTTTCTATCTGACATGTCTTAAAGTTTTTTACCCAGGGTAGAAATAGCTCTACCCGTTCTTTTCTTCGCCCTTTCTTTTGTAGGTCCTGGACGCATAGGTTTTTTTGGACCACCTGTTGTAATCTTATTAACAAGATTTCCTGAACTTTCTATCATTTTTCCCCTTTCTCTATCTTTTATTGCTTCAGGGTTTTTATTAATTTTTTTCTGTATTCTCGTGTTCTTTTTCTTTGCTAAGTTTTCACGAATTTCTACAAGCTTTTTACCTAATTTAGTTTTTTTAGTTTTTTTCTTTTTCTGAAGTTTAGATATTTTTTCTGTAGTTTTTTTTCTTTTCTTAACTAACTTGTTAAGTCTTTTTCTCTCTTTACTAAGCTTTGCTTTTTTTCTAAGGGCTACTGTTTTCATTTTATAATTTTTTAATATTAACTGAACATTGCTGTTCCCGACATGTTACCCATGCCTGTCTCATGATACTGTGATTTTTTCGTTCCTCTAATACCTTTAGCTGTGTGGTATCCTTCTTTTTTAAGACTCGCGTCTACTTTTGATTTTGTATATATTTGATCAGCAAGCCTTGTATCTTTTTTATCTTTTTTGTTTTTCTCTATCTCTTTCTCTAATTTGCTTTTATTTTTAGAAGACTTTACTTCACTTTTAGGCCCAGGATTATTCTTCTTTTTACCCCCATGCATTCTTGCATAAAAGTCAGCTTGAGCTTTTCCAACTGCATTGTAAGGAAAAACTTTTTTCTTTCCATTAACTGTAACTGTAGGCATAGTAAATATATTTTTTAGTAGTTTTGTGATTACAAAGATACAAATTAAATTTAATGTCAAATATAATAAGAAAGAACTACGATCGAGTTCAACCCTCAAACGATTATATGAAGTATTGGAGGGTGATAAGGTATTGGGCTAAAGCCAAATACAAAATCGGAACTCCAGATATAGATATGCTATTTTTCCTTTATAGCGAACATATCTTTAACAAAACTAAATTCAAAGAGTTTGAACAGTGTATGTCTTGGGACGAACCCAGGTTTTATAGATTATTAAAACAAGGATATATTCATGTTTGGCGTAAGCGACAAGGCAACGAAGCTACATTATATGAATTATCTTATAAAGGTAAAAGATTGGTAAACACTTTATATAAGAAGTTAAATGGCGAGGAGATCGCAGAGTCTCCGAGCTCGAATCCGCTTTTTAGACATGACGCTACCTACATGGATAAGGTTTACAGAAATATGATTATAGAATTAAATAAGTTTATAAAACAACAACGACATCTCTCTCAAGAATAACAGTATATACTTTATCCTTGATAAACATTTCGTGTCCAGCTGCTTTATCGTAATATATTAAGTCCCCTTTATTTATTACATTTATATCTGTTCCAGGCTCAATAACCTCTCCTTTTTTATATCTAAAATTGTTTGCGTCTTCATTTGACAGTAATAATCCAGATGATGTTTTGAGTTCTTCTTTAATCTTTTTTATTACCAGATATTTTCCTATGGGTTTCATCGAATTTATTTAAATTTTTTTTTAATTCTGAATTGTTGTCTATTTGTGATGATACATACATGCCAACTACTATTCCTACTCCTAAACATATTACAACTATAATACTAAGCCCTTCCATGTGTAACAATTGCATTAGTTGATAATATTGTAGTCGCCACACTGGTTGCGTTTATCAATGCATTCTTTGTTACTTTGAGTGGATCAATAACTCCCATTTTAAACATGTCTCCATACTTTCCGTTCTTTACATCAAAACCATTGGTATCATCTATTAGATCCTTAATCATTATTTCTTCTGGAGTTCGGCCAGCGTTTTTTAATATTTGAGTTAATGGAGCTTGTAGAGCTGTGTTTAATATTTTATCAGCAACCTCTTCGTCTATACACTCATACTCTTCTTTTATTTCAGGAGTTAATCTCCATAGAGCTAATCCACCCCCAGGCAGAATACCTTCTTGTAGTGCGGAACGCACTGCACATACCGAGTCATCGACTCGGTCAAATTTTTCTTTTTGTTCTATAT